TGCGGTCCTGCTTTGAAATATTGGGGAAGCGATCTGCCAAGGGCCCCGTAAACTGAGCCCCCGTGCTTTGAGCAATGCTTTGCAAAAATTCATTCTGGCCCGTGGTCGGCGTTCTTTCGCTCCCGGGCCCCGCGCCAAACAAAACAGGGTTGCCGCCCCGTGCCTTGATCAGATCAACTTGCTTGGCCACAAAATCACGCTGGGCAGGGTTGTTCGGCAACCCCGTGCCAAGATAAACCGTCACCCCCTCAAGACTATTGTTGGCGGCGTAGTCCTGTACCATCTTGAGCACAGCCTTGGGCCCCGCGCCGCCTTTGTGCAGCCCACCCAAATTGTTGGCTTGGGCAAAACCCACTGCCAAGCTGTCCCCAATTGCAATCGTCCTGCCCCGGGAAGAAGCCGAAATTCCCTGCGGCGGCTCCATCACCGCAGGCTCTGAGGCGGTAGTAGTGGTGGTAGCCGGGGCTGGGCGACCACGGCTCGCGGTCAACGTTTCAGGAGCTACCTTGCGCAAGTATTTCTGCGTTTCAGTGGGCAGCTTATTGAAATCCGCCCCCGCAGCAATCCACTTGTCAGCATTGCCCGGGCCCCAGTTGTACGCCGCAGCAATGTACATCCGGTTGCCGCCGTACTTGGTATCAAAAGCCCGAAGAATATCTCGACCCACCCGGGCAATCTCATCAGGGCTGCTATCCCTAACAGGAGCTACACCAAACCCCGGCGCCCGTTGGGTGGCAGGCATCACCTGCATTTCGCCCTGCGCACCCTTGGGGGAGGTCAGGAGTTTTCCGTCTTTGCCGAATCGCTGACCACGAGATTCGGCCTGCTTGATCCGCTCGATAAAGGCTTGGAAATCATCTTGGGCCATGGTCCGTGGTCCTCGGTCAAATAGATGCGGACATTGTATGACTGGGCCTAGTAATACTCAACGGGCTGCGTGTTGGGCTCCGGCTCCTCATTGTCGTCCGTGTCCAGAGCAATGAAGTTGCCTTGCCGGAAACGGTGCCACGCCATTACAGCAGTATCGACCTGATCGTCATTGTTCCCGTTTGGAAAGGCCGCGCATTCCTCAACGAGGTCCTCGGCCCACTCCTTGCCCTCAGGGTACCACACCATGCCCGATTCCAACAGGGGAGCAACAGCATTTGCACGACTGATCTTATCCTGCCCTGATTTGCGGCCACCGGGGGAGAACATCGTGACAGGGATCGAGAGCCGCCGCAACTCTTGCTGCAATGGAGTGCCGGTGGCCTTGGCCTCGATCAGGACGTTGTCCGGCTTCCAGTACAGATACTCATCCTTGGCCACGCGCTTGAGTTCAGGGAAATCCCAGCGCCCCTTGCGTACATTGAGCAGCATCAGGTTTGCACCAGAGTCAGCATCAGGATAGAACACGCCCCAGGTGCTGATGACAGAGAAGTCCGCCGTCTCTTTCTTACTGTAGGCGGTATCCAGGCACTGCAAGATATATTCGCACTGAGGTGGCTCGTCGTACTGCCACTTCCTCCACCAGTTCCTCTTCAGGATTGCCCCCTCGTCGTTCGTCGGCTGCTGTTGCCACTGGGCGTTCCACTTTTTCAACCCGATAGAAACTTTGACCTTCTCTAGTTCGTCTAAGCTCCAGTACCCCGGCCATAGTGGATTTCCGGAAGGTAGGATCGCAGGAAATTCCAGGATCTCCCACTGGTCGCTCTTGAGATAGCCCTGCTGCTTCAGCAGCCTGCCCGATAGGTCGTCCGTTTTCCATCGTGTGTTGATGACAATAATTGCGCCACCGGGCTGTAACCGCTGCCGAGGGCCAGAGGTATACCACTCCCACGTATTTTCCATTGCTGTCTCAGACAAAGCATCCTGCTCGTCCAAGATATCGTCCAGCACAACAATGTCGCCGCCGCGACCAGTCATCGCGCCGCCCTTACCAATGAAGAAGGCTTCCCCGCCTTGGGCCGTGTTCCACCGACCGGCGGCCTTGCTGTCCGCAGACAGTTGCATCTTCGGGAAAAGCTCTTTGTACTTCTCCTCGTCAACAAGGTTCCTGATCATCCGGCCAAAGCGCTGCGCAAGTTCAGCAGTGTGTGAGCCGACGATCAGTTTTGATGTGGGGCGCTTGCCCATCACATAAGCAGGGAACAAGTAACTGCCCATCTGGCTCTTGCCGTGCCGAGGAGGCATCGCAATCATCAGGCGTTTGCACTCGCCTGACACGACACGGTCCAGGGCTTTGGCGATACGCCGATGGTGCTCACCGACCAACATCTCAGGCCAGACGTATCGGCAGAAGTCGAGAAAGCTTCCAGTTGCACGCTCCTGGGCCTCCAGCCATTTCAGGCGTAATTCCAGGCGAAGCTGTTCTTCTTCGATTTCACTAGGTTTTGACATATGCGCAAATATACCCCCGGTTTGCGTTTTTTGGAACAAGGGGGGTGTTTCATGGCCCGGGGGTCCAGGTTCCATAGAGGTTTTCCTTGGACAAAAATCGGGATAGGGGCGCTCGCTCTGATTAACGGGCTGTTTATGGCCCTCCCCATGTCTCACCGCCGCCTTCGGCGGCGGTGGCTGTCAAGCAGGGTAAACCCTGTTGACTTATGGGCGGGGGCGGGGCGCGGGATAGCAGGGGAGCGCTGCTCCCCTGCTGGGCCACCTGGGCCGCAAGGCCCAGGTGCAAGGTCAGGTGGTTTCTTTGGCCGCCTGCCGCTGCTTATAGCTTTCGTAGCTGGTGCGGCTGATAGTCTTGGCCGTCTCGCGGTCCGTCAGTTCCATCTCTTCGATCTGGACCTGAGCGCTGGCTGCTGCTGGCGCGTACATGTACTCGGACTTATCGTAGTCGTACTCGTTAGTAACGGGCACCAGTGTAACCAGCACCCCGGCCAGGGCTGATATCTCTTTATTGCTCATGCTGGGCAGAACGTAACGCTGGCCGTTAAGGTTGATAAGCTTTGTCATCTCTCTATCCTTTCTAGGGTTGTACTGCAGCGGCTGCTGCAGTGTGAACATTATAGCACCGTTTTTCGCGGTGCTACAGTTTTTTACTCTACCGTGACATGGAAGTTTAGGTTTTGGATTTCTTCCCGAACCTTATCACTGAGGTCCAGGTTGTCCACCGCACGCTCGATGTCATCGGAGAGGTCCAGGTTGTTGCTGGCCCAACGGTCCAGGTGATCATTCAGGCTGTAATCGGCCCAGGACTCGATGCGGTCATTCATGTGAAGATCGGCCCAGGTATCAATGCCCGCCTCGATGCGGCTGGCCAAGAACCTGTCGTCGATGTTGACCAAGGCGGCTTTGACCTGGGCCTCAAACACAGGCCCAGTAAGCTGGGCCGTGACCCGCTGGGCCACGGCCTCGACTAGTTGGTCAAACAGTGCGGCCAGTGACTCGGCGCCAGCGGGAGATGCATTCTCGATGCTCATGACTCTATCCTTTCTAGGTTGACTGCAGCGGCTGCTGCAGTGCCCCCATTATAACCGGGGCAGTGCCCCGGTTATCCAATTGTATTTATCAATCGAAAAGCATGGCTCGATCGATTTCGGCCTGCAGGATTATCTCCCCGGCCTCCCAGCATGAGGCGTGCTCCCCCTTGTCATTGGTGAACGTAACGCCATCATAAATGGGCTTGTCCAGTTCCGCGTAAACGGCGGGCATGATGGTTAGCACGGCGGCGGGCCCACTGGTCATCAGGGACAGGCGGAAAGCCCGGGCCCGGGCTTCTTCGGTGCTGGGGTCATGGATGACCGCCAAAGCTAATTGCGAGATATGCATGATCAGGCCCCCCTAATCCATTCCAGACCGAACACGCTGGGAAAGTATTCCCGGGAATAGTGCGAACCATTGGCAAGGTCCGTGCCTTCCACCACATACACGCGGCCAGTGCTGGCCGGTTTATGGGGCGGGGCGCCGCCTGATACAGTGGCAGACTCGCCCCGGGAACTGGTGACAGCATCGCCCCGGCAAACCGGGGCCTTCGTGTCGGACCGGACCAGGGTCCAGCCATCGCGCTCTACGTGTTGCATCGCTCTATCCTTTCTAAGTTAGCCGGGGCCCTTGTGCCCCGGTGATTGGAATTATAGCCCAAAATCGAGCCCCGCTATTAGGGGAAACCCGGCCTTCGGCCGGGTTTCCCCGGGGCACCGGCCCCGGGCCGAGCGCCCCGGGCCACGTTTTAGGCGCCGAGCGGCAGGGACCGAGGGCCGGGTTTCCCCCTGCAAAGCTAACCGGGCCAGATTATGCATTTTTTGCATGGTTTGCCAATGGGCGAACAATCAAGGCCGCCCCTTATGGCCATAGTTAAGCGCTGAGCAGTTCCATCGCCCGGTTTTTGATAGCCGAGCCCGTGCCGAACCATGCCGATTCGATGCGCGTGCTATTGCTGCGGCCCCGCTCATGGTCTATTAATTCCGTGACTGCGTTAAGCATGCCCCAGCGCGTGCCCATAACCCCGGAAATTTCCGAACCGATGGCGGCGCCCTTAAACAGGCCCATGATTCGGCGGTAGGCTTTGCTCTCGCTGATCTCGATTCGGCCCGTATGGTATGGCTCAAGCAGTGCCTGTACGAATTGGTCGGCGGCTTCGGCGCTCATGGCCTGCCCGGCCAGTGCCCGGCTTTCAAGTAGAAAACGCTCCCAGCTATCCGCCACAATGCCCAGTTCCATGCGGACCTTATCAGCATCGAAGCGCTCGCTGTGCAGCACTCGGACATCGCTGTTCCCATCGCCAAGGGCACGCACAATTGTGTTATTGCACACTGTCCGAACAGCGGTAAATTTTCCGGTGGTGGCCGTGCTGCCATCGTAACTAGTGGCCAGCAAAACATAGGGCCGCACGCGGTCCCCATCGATTACATCGGCGCCTTGGCTGACCCGGGCCAGCGCCCAAATGCGGCGCCCATGGCTCAGCGCTCCGGCGGTCTCGATTTCAAACCCGCCGATTTCCGAGAGCTTACCGAAAAAGCCCATAATTTCGGCAGGCTGTACCGTATGGTAACCGTCAGAGACAACAGACAAGGCGCCGCCGGTATCGCTGCGGTGCAATACTTTGCGGCCCTTGAACACTTCCGGCGCTGTAGCGGCTTCGGTCTTATACAAAACCGGGCTTTCGAGCACGGTATAGGCCAAACCCGCCTGCCGGGTCCATTCCTCAATTGAAGCGCCGGGGGTCAGTTCCTGCCCGAGACCATGCCATGGTTTTTGCCCCACGTAAGCTATCGCTGCGGTGCCGGTGGTGGTGTCGATCATGTGAGCCATTTTCTCTATCCTCTCTTAATTGCCCGCTGCGGGATTGCTGCGGGACTGGGTGAATTCTAGGCCTAAATTCGGGCCGGTCTAATTGATTTTTTCTATCGCGTTATCACTTCCAATTGCCGAATTTATCAATTAGATACCATGCCACTATAAACAGCAGCAAGACTACAAAAAACATTACTGCGCCTTTCCGATATCGCCCGCTACATGATGGCGCAGCATGGAACCGGGAGGGAGGGACCGAGCAAAGCGGCGCAAAGCTTGGCCATCATCAGCGGCGCCATCGGTGCGGGTTTTGTGCCACTGTATCGCAGTTGGTCCCGATGCCGCATAGCATCCGCCCCCAGCATCGGTGCCCACCTTTTTAGCACCCGAGCCATGAGCGACAAAAACAATCACTTCCTTACGGTCTGGCCGGGCACATAGCGGAGACCCACTGCCACACTGGGCACATGTAAACGAATCGGACAACTCAGCGGGGCACCGGTAGAACTTGACCCCATCGGAAACCATGGGCCACTGCTCGGCGGTGTCCCTTGCGGCAGCATGCACGGTAGGGCGGCCCGACTTAGCCGAAGCAACAGCATCGGCCACGGTATCGCACGAAACATTAATCACGGTTTGGCCCGGTTTGGCCAAGGGGATAACCCGGTGGTGGAAATGCGAATAAGTCCAGGCGATGCCACGGGGCGGCACCGATTCAAGCATGGCCTGCAAATAGTCCGGGTCTACCGTTTCGGCGCCGGTTTCACTCTTGGGGTGTAGCTTGCACGTTTTCGGGCATGTGCCATAGGTCTCATGTTCCCCGCTGCGATACGTAACAGCAATCGGGCCGGTTTTCCGGTTCGAAGATACAGCGACAGTCTTAAGCATTTTCTCTATCCTTTCTTGGTGGTTTCCGGTGAATCGGAGCGCCTATTATGGCCCGGCGCCCCACTGGGTCCAATTGTATTTTTCTATTGCCCTTGGCCTTCCGATAGTTCCGCCATCAGTTCTGCCCATGGCATGCCCCGGCTTGGCCAGTCCCGCAAGGGCGGCAGCCTAAGCCCTTCGGTGGCCAAAGCGACAGCATCGCGCCCATGGTACAAATAGACCCGGGCCGGGCGCAACAGCGTGCCCTTGTAATGAACAAGCACAAAGCAAGGGCGGCCCTTCAAGGCGTGCCGGGTCAGGAAAGCGACTTGATGGGGGCGAAGCGAAACCTTTAGGCCCCGCTCGACCACCTTCAATTCAAGGGCAACAAAACGCGGGCCTACGCCCACCAAGCAATCAGCAATCCCCAAATTGACCCGGTTTTCGATTCGCTCGATATCGGCGCCCAAGGGCTGCAGGCCATCGCGAACACGGGAGGCAAAGGTAGCTTCAGGTGTTGCCATCGTCGGGTCCCAAATCGTTATCGCGTTCGAAGATATCCGAGGGAGGCTCTGCCACCGGAGAGACAAAAGCCGGGTCCCTATCGCGTTCGACACTTTCAATCACTGCCCCTGTACTGGCGTCGATCAAGGCGGTAGGCGGTGGGCCCCCGTAAAGCTTGCGCAGTTCGTCAAGCTTGCGCTGCACTTCCTCCTTCGACATAGAGTCGATTGTCCCATGCCTGATTTCTTTACGGTCGACGTAGATTGTGCCCAAGGCCTGCCCTCTTCGGTACTCTGCCTGCACGGCGGCAGCGTAGGCCCCCGCCTCAAGGGCTCTATCGCGGATCAACTGCAGATCCCGCATGTGCCGCTCGTAAGTGGTGTTGTACTTCGAGTTGAGTTGCGCCCGGTACTCTTGAATCGCGGCGACCACATGAGGGTTGATCTCAGGGTTCGTCAGTTTCCAGGCCATCACCGAGGCGGACGTTTCCTTGTACCCGGCCCGGATAGCGGCTTCCTTCAGGGTCACCCGGCCATCCCCAGCCACAAGCTCGGTCACGAACTTCCATTCCTTGGCCTTGAGGGTCTTTTGCTTGCGCAGCGGGGCCACCTCCCTCGACATGCGTGTCCGGGCCTTATCCGGGGTCACCGGGGGCACGTTCCAGACATCCTTCTTGGTCATCAGTCCTTCCTCCACAAGCGCCAGCCATTCTCGACCTTGCGCAGCACGAACGACCAGTC